ATGTTCGTTGAGTTGGTATACGACAAACGGAATGTAGAAGGATTATCAGGTGCCAGAGAAATAATTCTCAATGAGCTAACAAAGCGAGTACACCGGATCTTTCCCGCTGCAGAGGTGAAGGTTAAGCCGATGCAGGCGAACGGCTTAAACAGCGATGCCAGTAAAAGCTACCTTGAAAAGCTGAAACGCATTTTAGAAATGATGTTTGAAGAGATCGATATGTGAATGGTTGCGGATTAGGTCTTCAACTGTAGCGCTTCCGGTAGGACGTTTTGTGCCAAAAGTGGACGCAAAATACACGTCAACAAGAAAAGGTTTGTCTCGCTCCATTTTGGTCACGAAGACGATCTACTATTCAAGAAATTTTCGTTGTTCGGGCGTCTCGACATTTTCCTGAAAAGAAGCCGCGAAGAGGGAACCTTCACGGCTGGGATCTTTTCTCGCTGGCACAGTGACGACGAAAAACGTGGCGCACGTTTACGCTCAGTAAGTTTTTACTTGTTGTCTTCGAGCAACAAATTTTACTTCAGAAATTTTGCCAGTCTACAACTCACTGCCCAAACCATATGAAAATAAAAATCGGTTTGTAAGGCTGAAGACTTAGTCTTTACGGAAAAAAGCCTGTTTTTCACCGAACAATATACTGAGAAATAAAGACAAAGGCCAAATAAGGAATGAAAAAAATAGTACCCTACCTAAATGATTAGGGTCCATTGCAACACCAACTACAGCGGAAAAAATAGCGATACCTATACCCATCCATTCATATTTTCTTGCAGGTGAGTACAAAATCCGAGCAGTGCAACCGTGGCAATACTTTGCCTTCCAAACACTTTTTTTCCCGCAGAAAGGACAGGTGATTTTCCTGACACTGTCTTCGATTCTATGTTTTTCCTGGACCGCTTCAATCTTCTTTAGCGTTTCAAGAGCGCTTTGGTTGCCCTTCTCACCTGCCCGGCGAAGATATTCTTTACCCTTTTCATAGTCACGCTCTGCAATGTACAACTCGCCCAAGGCCTCCAAAGCATATTCATTTCCCTGCTCTGCAGACTTTGTAAAAAGTTCTACGGCTTTTTCACTATTTTTAGGCACGCCGGTTCCATCCCGATAAGAGTATGCGAGATTAAGTTGTCCGTAATTGTCTCCATTGGATGCTGCAATCGAGTAGAATTCAGCAGCCTTTGAAGCGTCTTTTGGAACCCCATGTCCCCGGTCATGGAGAATTCCAATCATCACCAAGGAATCATTATCCCCCTCTTCAGCCGCTAACGTGTACCACTCAATGGCTTTCGAATAGCTCAGAGGAACACAGTCGCCCTCTCCATAAATGCAACCGAGTACATATTTCGCCCGAGTGCTACCTTGGTTAGCGGCCCTGGTCATCCACTCGACGGCTTTATTACCATCTTTATCGACACCGTCGCCAACACGGTATTTCTGTCCTAGTGAGATTTGGGCATCAATATCACCGGAAGAGGCAGATGCAAAGAGAGGATGATGATCCCGGTCCGAAACTGAATTTGATTTAAGCTCTTCCATTTCTGTAACAACCCTCAGAGAAGTACTGTGCTATTAGTTGTCGTTAAAGGTAAGTGCGGGCGCGTACATTGACACACTTTAATTTAGGTTAAGTCATATCGGTCCGCTGATACCATTGCCGAAAATATCATACTCACAATAACATCATTCAGGTTCAGCTTTGAAGATATATGTCTCGAACTATTCAGTTAAAGTCATCTTAAATCACAAGAAGAGTGGCTGCTTCGTATGAAGATTTATCGATTGGCTCTTGAGCGGGCATATATGAGCAGCATCTTAAACAGGGATATCGTCAGCATCCACGTTGTTGATGAAGAACGTCACCCTGCCCATGATCTCGACCTCTTCCGCAGCTTCGCCCTCGATCGCCTCGCCATCATCGGTTATCAATGCGTCGCCCATCCACCTGGCGAACTGGTTGTAGCCGTCGACATTCACCAGCAGCACAATGCCGGGATCTGGCCGCTTCGATTTATCGATCACGGCCCAGCCGCTTGACGTCTCGATAAGGAGAGTGTTGCCGTTTACGTTGAATAGCTGGTTCAGGCACAGCGGACGCTGTACATAATCTTGTGCTGGCGACGGAAAGCCCATTTACATGATCCTCCCCATGCCGATCATGAAGAAACAGCGGTCCTCACCCTCGTGAGAGGTGTAGTCCCGGAAGTACGTCTGGTACCGCTCAATCCAGGCGTTGGCCTGCCTCAGAGACCAGTAATGATGGAGCTTCTCTAACTTCCGCACAAAATCAACGGACGTTACAACCAGCCTGCCGTTAGGTTCCCGTTTGACCGCAGCCCCGAACGCGGTCCCGATGTCTGAATATTTAGCCACTCTATGTTCCCCCCTGTTAAATACTGTATATATGAACAGTAGTTTCAAAGAGGGGCTAGATCAAGACGGTGCGGCCTATTGATTTTTCTCGGCGGTCGGGTCAATCAGCTGCTGAACCATTAATTTCAGGGCATCCAGCTCTTCATGAAGTTTTTTATTGTCCTCTCTGAACGCTTCATTTTCATCCATCAGGGCCAGAATTGCTTCGTGGTGCAGCGCGGCGGCCACGCCTGCCGTGTCAGGGAAAAGCACATCTTTAATGACCTCCCCATCCGCCATCGTCAGGCTCATACCGTTAGTAGTCACTGCGTCCGGGAATACAGTCTGAACATCCTGCGCGATAAAGCCGATGCCAAAATTGCCGCTGTCCTTACGCTCCCAGGTACAACCCTTAATGGCCCGCATCTTAACAAACGGATCCTCAATACGGGCTATTTTGTCCTTGATGCGCACATCTGACGAATTAACCCACGAACCGTTATTAGCGTAGGCGCTGCCGTTTGCGCTGAAGGCCCAGTTAGCCGTCAGAGCCCCTGCGTCTGATGTGTGGCCGATTGCATATGACCGCTCAGAGGTAGACGCCGCCAGCCCTGTAAAGAACGCCCCCGCCGCAACGCCCGGATAGAAATAGCGGTACACGGAGTCAGCAAAGAATGATCCGTTAGATGTAATATTATGGTTAAACGCGACAGGGGCGTTATTCCAGCCTGCAAATACGCCCCCGTATCCTGTAGAGGGAACATCGTTGTAAGTAATACCGTAGGAGCCTTTAGCGAAACTATAGCGGGATGTCAGGTTGGGTGCACCGGCAGCTGGCAACGCGCCAAGGTTCGTCAGTGCAGCGGCAGCCGTCGTTGCCCCGGTGCCCCCTGATGCAATGGGCGCTGCCCCGTTGGCCCCTTTCTGAACCAGTGATTGTTGCGCAGGCACTGTAACCGATACGCCATTAATGGTAATTGTCACATTCCCGGTGCCGGTCATCACATCAGCAAAGCCGCTCATGTAACGCTGGTACATTCCGAACGTCTCTGCAATATCCTGTGCCAAGCCGTCCACGCTCAGGCTGTCGCTCAGCAGAATAGAATAACGGGTGCCTGCCGGGATTGCCGGATTGACCGCGGGCGTCACGGCCAGCTGCGTGGCGCTGCTTACGCCGGTGATCTGGAATACCTGCGGCGGGCTGGTCAAAACAATGACGGTGCAGCCGTTGCGGATCAGGCTGCCCGCCGCTGCGAAATTAGTTCCGGTACCGGTGAGCGTGTTGCCGCTGCCGGCGATCGTGCCAGTGGTGTAAATCATGTTTTCTCCGGGCAATAAAAAACCCGCGCGCGGCGGATTTGGTTTGAATTAAGCGTCAGGAAACAGCAAACGAGCCTGTTCCGCGGGTTATTGTTAGGGTGGGTGCCAGTATGGAAATAGAAGCGCCTGCGCAGGTAACCGTTACGTTGCCGGAAACTGAAGAGCCGGTTAATCCTGCAACTGCATGTCGGAGCACTACAACAGAGCCAGGAATTCCGCCTGAACCAGCAGCAGCTACAGGAATATTCACATTTCTTATATTTCCTGCAATATTTAGCGACACCCCTGCCGATCCACCTCCCTGGGGGAGAGTAACGGCAACCATCACTTCAAGAACAATATTCTTGGCGTTTGTCGCCCCTCCTGAATCGGAAAAAGTGATTGTGCGAGCAGCACTGCCATTTGCACCGATTATGTCTGCACCAATGCCAATATTTGCCACATCCCCAATAAAGTTTCTTGCGCGCACGGTTCCGGAGAAAGTTCCATCGGTGGCATTGACGGTACCGGTGAACGATCCAGAACTCGCATAAACGGTGCCCCGCACCGTGACATTATTGAACGTAGCATAGCCACTTTTATTAATATGCCATCCGACGTTACCGGATCCATCCCATGTATTTGACTGAATGTAGTCGCCAATCATCGCGTTCTGTATCCAGCCCTGCCCGATAAAACCCTGGCTAATAAACGTCTGCCCGTTCTGAATGACGAAAGGCAGTGTCACTGCTGCACCCGCCTGACTCATTACAGCAAACCGGTCAGCAAGGAAAACCACCTGCGACTGCATGCCGTCGGGAGTATTCTGCACACCCAGTCCCATCCCGGCGGCGTACTTAACGCCGTTTGCATCGGCACCCACCTTGATGCTGTACATCGCATTCAGGTTATTGTTGATATCGGCAGTAGCCTGGGCATTCGTGGTTACAGCTGCGCTTACACCACTAATCGATGCCGTCAGGGAAGTGATCTGCGATGCCGTAGACTGCCGGTAATCGGCTACCGTCTGACTGACGCTGTTGATCGAGGCGACCGCGCCATCAACCCGGGAGGACATCTGCAGCAGGGACTGAGCCGAGGCTTCCCGGTCACTGGCTGCAACCGTATCGATCCGGTCAATCTGGGCGCTGTTGGCGGCGTTCACCGCTGTCAGGGTCCGCCGGTCGCTGACCTGCGCCAGGGTGTTCTGAATCAGCGCAATAGCCGTGTTCTGCACGCCGCCGCTGGCCTCCGATGTCTGGCCCTGAAGCTCATCGAACCGGGAGGCCGTGGCGCTGTCCAGCGTGGTGACAACCTGATCCAGCTCGGTAATCGCTGCGGTGTTTTGCGCCACCTGCTCAGTAGCTGCATCAGCTGCATCACTTGCCGCATCGGCTTTATCAGACGCAGTTTTCGTGGCCGCTGTCAGCTGGTTAACCGCCGTCGCCCGCGCCTCCGTTTCACTGGCCAGCGCCTGGCGCACTTCGGTAATGCCCGCCGCGTTCTCCTCCGTTGACGCCTCAAGGCGGGTAACGTCGGTAACCCGGGCCTCTGTCTCAGTGGCGATCACCTCGCGCAGCTGTTCGAACTGCGCAGTGTTTGCGCCCTGCTGGGCAGACTGACGGAACACAACTTCAGCGATAGCCAGTGCATTCTGGATAACGCCCTCGGCGGTTTCCCGGGTTGCGCCGACGGCCGCCGCCAGTTGGTCAGCATTTTCTGCAATAGTGGCAGCCAGATCGGCCACCGTCTTACTGGTCTCTACGGCGTTCTCGATCAGGTCCTGGAAAACAGCCGTGTCCTTCATCTGCTCCAGAATGTCAGCCGCGATTGCGCTCACATCGATGGAGGATGTCCCCATTACCCATTCAGTCCAGTCCCCGGCATTGCCAATACGATCCACCAGTCGCGCGCGGTACCACTGCCTCACGCCTGCAGGCATCGGCCCATGCTGATAGCTGGTTGCCGGATAAGGGACGTTGGCCAGCGTCAGCGGGTTCGCCTTATCGTCAGTGGTTGCACGCTGTAGCTCGGTGTAAGCCGTGTCGCCAGAACCATCAGGGAACGCCCAGGTAACGTTGATGTTCCACACCACATCGTCGCTTGCCAGCAGGTTCTGCGGTGTGCCGGGCTTGCCCGTTTTCCCGGTCAGATAGGTCGTGTCAGCGTAACCCCATGGCGAACTGGACTCCTGAGCGTTCAGCGCGCGTACCCGCACATCGTAACTCCCGGTGTAGATCCCCTGTACCGTAAACCCCTGGGCGCTGGTCACCGGAACGTTAACCCAGTCGCCGTTGTCCTTGCGCCACTGGGCCTGGTACCTGATAGCACCTTCTACCCTGTCCCATGTCACGTTCATGCTCGCGACAGTCATACCCTGTTCGATATGATCAGTCTCGAAAATAACGATGTTTTTCGGGGCAGGGATAACGCTGATTGGTGTCACAGTAACAGGGGCTGGAGTTATGCGCACACCGTCATCGATATAGCGGTATTTATCCGGATCGTGCTGAACCGCGGCGATAGTGAAGCCGCCATTGCTGTCGTCGTTTGATCGAATGGATGTGACGCGGAAATACTGGATTGCGAGGTTGTCGCTGTCGATGGCCCACACAGAGCCAGGAACCGGAGCAATCCTGAATGATGTGCTGACTGTTACAGTCTGCTTATCTGCGCTTACTGCCGAAATCGTCCGTGTCTGCGACTTACCATCCGGAAGGTTGACCACAAGACGATCCCCGGTCGAGTAGTCAACAGGGCGGTCCAGCTCCACACTCCGCCCGCTCACCGAACGGATGCGCCCGCCGTTCTGCTTTCCGGCCCGAAAGGGGTCTGCGATACCGATAATCTCCGCTGGCAGCGGGATGTAACCGTCAAGCCCAACGCCAAACGATACCGTACCATCACGGGAGTTGGACAGGAGCGCCCAGCGTCCTCGGCGGTGCGCTTCACTTTGTGAAGTACAGCCGATAGCTGTCATCGTCATCTGGTTAACGTTATAGCGCTCTACCAGCGCGGAGTCATAGACCCCTTCTACCGTGTCGCTGTAATGGTCTTGAGGGTCAGACCATGACACTAAGGCAGAAGTGTAGCGGTTTTTGTAACTGCCACCGCCATACGTAAATAGCCCATCAATTACGTTTGAAGCATGGTAGGTGTAATCAACGTCGTCCTGCGGCACATCTGCTTGCACGTAAATCTGCTCGTTACCCCAGAAGGTGATGCCACGGAATACAGCTGCCAGGTCGCTCAGCACAGTGTAGGCGTCCTGCTGGCTCTGGATATATACGTTGCAGGTAAAGCGCGGCTCCGTGCCTCCTGCCCCGTTAGACACCATCTGGTCGCAATACTGTGCGATGGCGTACAGTTCCCACTTGTCGATCATGCTGGAATCGATGCGGGTGCCCATGCCATAAATCTCGTCCAGCACGAGGTCGTAAAATATCCATGCCGGGTTATTGGTATAGGCCATTTTGAAGCCACCCAACCATGTGCCACCATATGTCCGGCTCGCAGGGTCGTAGGTGTCAGGCACACGGACAAGCTTACCTTTCGGTTTACAGGTCACCTTTGGGGCGCCGCTGGTAAACTGGCTGCTGTCTACTTCAATAAACAGAAGTGCTGTGTTGGGGTAGCGCAGTTTGCTGTCGATTACCTCAGCGAAAGAGAAAACCTTAAACGCGTTAACGAGCTTGGAGTTACCAATGGAATCAGGAGTGATACGGCGCACTCTGACAGCCCAGCCAGTTGTAGCCTCTGGCAGGTCAATGCGGTGATCACGCTGATATTCGCTTTTCGTCTTTCCGTCAAATTTACCGTTAACCACCGTCTGCCAGGCGGCGCCATCAGTGGAGAGGTCAATGGCATATTCTGTAACTGTGCCTACCATGTCGCCGTTATCTTTATAGGCATACTGTGCTGGCAGGCTTAGCTTTATGCGCACGGCATCAAGCGTCAGGTTGGTGAACTGACGTGTCCATGGAGATGAAGTCGTTACCGCTACGTTAGCAGACAACTCATTATCTACTTCCGGGAGGCCCTGAATATATGTCTGGTCCTGCGTGCCAGCACGGAAATCCCATTTAACGCCGGTGAAGTTATAGCTGCCATCGGCATTAGCGAGAGCGGTATCGTTGAGGAAGATGTTCTGCGCGGTCAGTTCACCCTGGATTTCTCCCTCGGTTATAGCCAGTAACATCTTTAATTTTGCTACCGACAGCAGGTCATCTGGATCCTCAACAGGTGTATGCGGCTTCCAGTGCTTCGCACTAACACACGGGCACTCCTCCCCCTCCCCTCCTCTCATTTAATGGCGTGAAAACTAGTTAACTAGTACGCAAATACATTGAGAATTGGGATTCAGCCACCGGGCACCTTTAAGCCCGGTATCACTCAGGAACGCAGTTGTGTTCCTGCTAGGGGTGGCTGAGTTGTATACCCATGCAAAGCCCTGCCCTGGTTCTTCACAAAAAGACGGAGCCGGGAGTTTGCCTTATGCCTGGCCCGGTTCTCCTTTCGGAAACTTACGGGCTCAGCGTCTAACGCTTCCTGGTACATCTCGGCATATCGTTGAACTGCTTTTGACCTTGCAGCTGGTGTCAGGATCAGCAGCTGCTGCTGTATCCACTCTGCATCTGCCTGGCTGTATATGTCCGGCATAGACAGGTGTGCCTTAAAAAAATCATTCTCCATAAAGCAACCAGTGAGCTTCACATCCAAGCGCTGCGGCCAGCTCAATAAGAAGACGTGGTCTTTTGGTTTCTCCAGACTCAATCGCCTGTAACGATTGCTGCCGCATACCTACCTTTTGAGCTAGTTGGGTCTGAGACAGGCTTAACTCAGCTCGTTTTTGCTTAACTCGATGAGCGAGATTCATCGTAAACACCTCACAGTTTTATCTGTATATTTCTACAGAATTTACTGTTTGTCAAATACAGTTTAAGCTGTAAATATTAATAAAATTATTTACAGGGGCAGTCGCATGGGATTGGCAGAGCGGGTAAAACAAAAAAGGATTGAGCTTGGGCTCACCCAAACAGAAGCAGCAGAACTTGCCGGGATACGCCAGCAGTCATGGCAAAGTATTGAGGATGGGAAGACTCTAAAACCACGTAACATCATTGGCATCGCGAAAGCGCTACGCTGTGATGCCAACTGGCTTATGAATGGCGGTGCATTCAAGCCGATCTCAGAGGTGAACAGCAGGAGAGTTCCATTGATCAGCTACGTTCAGGCAGGAGCGCTTGCAGAAAAGCCACCAATAGAGGCCTTTGACGGCAGCTTCGAGTACATTCTTACAGACTCTGAGTTGTCTGAGTTTAGTTTTGGGCTTCGTATCGAGGGTGACTCTATGGAGCCTGATTTCAAAGATGGCGATATTATAATCGTTGATCCTGAGCTTGAGCCTTGCCCGGGAGAGTTTGTAGTGGCTAAAAATGGTGGTAACGAAGCTACATTTAAAAAATACCGCCCAACTTATACTGACATGAAAGGCTGTCAGCATTTTGAACTTGTCCCTCTCAACGATGATTACCCTGTAATAAACAGTGATATCCAGCCACTAACCATCATCGGAGTTATGGTGGAACACCGCATTTATCGCAGAAAGCGCTAACGCCTCTTCCTCAGGTATGAAAACCGGCATAGCCGGTTTTTTTTGTCTTCTCAAAATTAAATGGTGATGAAATACAATTACATATGTAAAATCACAGCAATTTTACAGTTTTATCTGTTGCCTAAATTACAGTTTTAGCTGTATGATTTAATCATCCTAACTGACCAGGGCATAAAGATGAGCACAAAGAAATTTTACCAGGTAGTAAGTCTTCCAGATTTTCGGTATGAAACTGATTGCTCAGGGATTCAATATGACGAAGTCGCCAGCGATTGTGAAAGTAAAAGCATATCAATCTTAGATGCGATAAATTTTATTAGCCTGAGAATTTTTGAAATTTCCGAAGAGGAAAATAAAAAAGATGAAATAAGAAATCTTTCAGGCGTCATTGCTGATCTGGCTGAGATAGGATTAGCGACAAATAAAATACTTAATTCCGCATATTATTATTCTGGATTGAAGGATGGTAAAAATGGTGCATGAAATATCAATCGAGCAGGCTATCGAAAAGTCATGTCAAATAGAAACGATATTAGCAATGCTCGAAAGCTGCCCGGACGAGATGAATGATGCTCAGCTGATCTCTGTCGTCACACTGACGCGGCGTCTTGCGGGTGAAGTATATTGCTGGTTGCTTGAAGAGCACTCTCAGAGAGGGGCTAAGTAATGTCTATCTGCTTACTGGCGGCTAGGGACCGCGTTAAACAAGCTGAAGCAGTTCTGGGCGTGTGGCTGGAGAGTCCGCGTGATGACTATGAATGTTCGTTGATATCTTCTGTAATCACGCTTCTGGAAGGTGTAGAAGAGGCAATTAACGAGGCTGATATCAAGCTCAATTCTCTGAAAAAATAGAAATTCTATAGCGTTCAATTAAATAACAGCTTAACAGCTGCGGATCATCTCACCCTAAAAACCGGAGTGAAGGAAATGAAAGATAAGTCAGCATTCAAATCAGCTTCAATTCTCGCCAAATTAGGTTACTGGGATATCGCAATGCTTCATCTTAAAAAAGCATATGGACAGTAATCATGAGCGCATTAAAAAGACAAGATGTTCAGTATGTGAATATCAAAGCTGAGCAACTAGCGGGTCTATCGCAAACATTATTTGAATATCACGAAAAGCTCGACCACTTCCAACTTAAAACGATTTGCGCTCTTGTTTATGATCTAGCCGCTGATATTCATGACTGGACTGAAAAAGAGGAAGGAATAGTCATGAGTTTAGAGGAGGAACAGCGCAATGAATAATTTAATTAGCACTTATCGCCGACGAATTTTAAAGGCAGCGTTATTGCGCCACCAGCGTAAAACTGGCAGTAGTTGTCTCATCATCAAGCTTAACGATGGTCGAATTAATACCATCGAGATAACAGAGGTTCTACTGGATGGGTTATTACAAAAATTCGAAAGGCTTGCGCTTAGTGAATGCGGAAAAGTCGAAGGGTTAAAAGCTATTAAAGAAATTTACAGCAATTCTATTGATGTGAATGGTAGCGGCGAGTTCCTCACGGAAAGCGGTAAAGAGTTAATCGACGAGCTTATTTCAGAGCTGGTGGAGTTCGTCAAGAAGCAGAAGCCAGCCGATGCGGAGACCGGTAATGAATAGCCAACAAACAATGCTCTATCAGGGTGTGCATATTCCCTGCCCAGTATTGAACGTGGATCTGCATGTACTCCCTGATTTTACCGGGCGGGTAGTTCTGCACATCAAGGACGGGAAGGTGGTATGCGACCGCCGGCTGCTCGACGACGAGCACATTTGCTCACTGCCCACGTTTATCGAAATGGCGCGCGAAATGGAGCTGAGAATTGAGGAGGTAGCTGGTGGCAATGACTGCGATACGAATTCCTGAGCGGATCCACCTGCAGGCGGTGAAGGTGCTCTTGCAGTTCCGTCAGCAACGGATTTTTCCGCGACGAATGCGGCGTACCGGATACCTCAGCCTGAGGGTGAACTTGCGATGGCGGCTACTTTCCCGTGACGGAGGACGGAACTGGGAAGTAATGAGTCACGAACGATACAGCAAAGTTAAGGATGGGAAATGAAGGATAAGCACAACAGCAGCATGGCTGGACCAGCTCCAGAGGAACGCCAAACGCCAGCGTTGGTGTACCCAGAACCTACATCAACCGGTATCCGTTTTGGGAACCGAGTGATTGGGTATTCCGCAGCCGTTCGCCAGCTCGATAAAGGTCACTATGACAAACGAATCCCGGATGGCATGGATCTGCTGACCTGCATTGTGGAAGCGGTTGAAAACGGCTGGATTAGCCTGGGCATTGAGAAAGAGATCATTATCTGGCGCTGGTTACTGGTTGCCGTCTTCATTACCGAAGAACGGGAAAAAAACGGAACCATTGAAGTAGCCAATGAGCAAGGCGGAATTGACACCGCTGTCATCTTTTCCGGTAAGTACGGCGCAATCAGCGTCTATCCAGCACCGGAGCGGTTTACGATCGCAAACCACGTTGAAGGCTGCGCCATCCAAAAATATGGCCTTAAGACTGGGCAGCAGCTGGCGCTTCGCATGTATCAGGACATGCTCGTGATGGACGATGAACGCGGCTTCAGGCTTTCGGCTATGGGCCGCGAAGCTCTCAACCTTCTGCACGACAGCTTTATCAAACATATTCAGACCGAAGGTATGCCAGGCATGCCGGTTATGCACTGAGGAGTAATTTATGCCCCTGAAAACTGAATTAGCACCCGTAGCGGCCCGTGACCTGCAAATCATCGAGTATCGCGGTCAGCGCGTTGTGACCACTGAACAGCTGGCGGCAGGATATGGCGCAACCGAGCAGATGATCACTAACAACTTCAACCGCAACAAATCCCGGTTCGTTGAAGGTAAACATTACTTCAAACTATCTGGGGAAGATGTCGAAATTTTGCGCAACTCATTTAGAGGTGTGCAAATTTCGTCAAAGGCTCGCTCGCTCACTCTCTGGACAGAACGCGGCGCGGCCAACCACGCAAAAATGCTGGAGACGGATCAGGCGTGGGGATACCACGAGGACCTGGTGGAATTCTACTTCACCCAGCGTGGCACCATCGCCTCACCAGCCACACCGCTAACACTTAGCCGTAAAGAACTCGCGCTAATGGTCATTGAAGCCGAAGAACGCGCCGAGGCCGCTGCACTGGAAACCAAAACCCTCAGTGCTACCGTCGAAAGTCTGGAGAAGCACTTCACCAAAGGCATGACAATCCCGGCGTTCTGCAAGGCGCTGAACGGCGTCAATATCAACAAAATGATGTGGTGGGCGTCCGAGCGTGACTGGGTTTTCAACGAGCAGCGCGATCCAGAAAAAGACCCACGCTGGCGCGTTGCCTCCTACGCCCGTGATAAATACCTGACCGAAGACCAGACGCAGATCACGCCGCACGGCAAGGATGCTTTCACAAAGTTTACGCCAGTGCTGCTGGAGAAAGGCTGCCACCGCCTGTATCAGTTGTACATGAAAGGTGAGCTGCCAATGAAAAAGACCTGGAATGGCGCGTACCTCCACGATAAAGCGATTTATACCCCGGAGGGGCGCTAGTATGAATAAGCAATTCTGGTATCCCGCTGGCTCACTGGAGGAAGCCCACCAGCAGGCGCTGACATGGGTGTGTGATGCCTACCTGTTCCATCTGGTCAGCCTGCACCGTCGCCCGGTATATCGCCACCAGTACGGTGATATTTCGCTAGACCAGCCAGCGCTGCGGGGTTTTATCGACTCGTATCTGGAAGAAAAGGGCTGGGATTTAGATCGCCGCCGTGCACATTACATCAACATGCTTGACCTTATCCGCTATATGGGTCGAAAAAATTCGGACTTCATTGATTGGGGAACCGTGCCATCACTAACGCCCCGCGGGTTGCGCTGGATGAACGCCTGTTTCTCGAGGTTGGGAGAAATGGTCAACAGCTGCGGTGGTTGGGAAAACTGCGTCGAGAAAAAAATGGAGGGTACTAATGCGTGATACTGCTGATGTCGTTTTGCTGGTCCCGAATGATTGGGTAAGCGAAAAGGTACTGATCGCCGTTACCGGGCTTAAGCCCGGAACCATTCTCCGAGCCAGAAAAGAGTGCTGGATGGTCGGGCGGGAATACGTGCACGTTTCACCAGACGGAAACCCGAAACCTTCCAGCGAGTGCATGTATAACCGGAAAGCGATCGATGCATGGGTCGCTTCGATGAAAAACAAACAGCCTGGGTGATTTGATGCCATGAAAAAGGTAATCTCATATCGCTCTTGGGCGTCTGGAGGAGTTCATGGATAAAGTCACATATCCAACAGGCGTCGAAAACCACGGTGGCACATTGCGCATCTGGTTTAATTTCAAAGGTAAGCGTGTCAGGGAAAATCTCGGTGTCCCTGACACCGCTAAGAACAGGAAGATCGCCGGGGAACTGCGGACGTCGGTATGTTTTGCCATCCGCACAGGCACATTTGAGTATGCAGCACAGTTTCCGGATTCCCCTAACCTCAAGACTTTTGGGGTGGGTAAAAAAGAAATTACAGTGTTAGAGCTTGCAGGAAAGTGGCTGGACCTGAAGAGGATGGAAATCTGCGCGAACGCACTCAACCGTTATGAGTCAGTCGCAAGGAACGTGGTGCCCAGGATCGGGGGAAATCGGCTGGTGTCGGCAGTGACCAAAGAAGAGCTGCTGTATATCAGGAAAGATTTGCTGACCGGTCACCAGACGCCAGTGAAGGGAAAGGCTCCGGCGAAGGGGCGAAGTGTTGTCACCGTGAATTATTACATGACAACCATTGCCGGAATGTTTCAGTTTGCCGCAGATCACGGCTACGTAGAGGCAAACCCCTTCGAGGGGATGAAGCCTCTTAAAAAAGCCAGGGCAGAGCCAGATCCGCTAACTCGTGACGAATTTATTCGCCTGATCGATGCATGCCGGCATCAGCAGACGAAAAACCTGTGGTCACTTGCAGTTTACACAGGGGTACGTCACGGGGAGCTGACCTCCCTGGCCTGGGAGGATGTCGATCTTGAAGCTGGAACAATAACAATACGGCGTAATTATACAAAACTGGGCGAATTCACTCTACCGAAAACTGAGTCGAGTACAAACAGGGGCCGGGCT